TGGTCGACATAGTCAACAAAGGCACAACGGGTATCGACGGGGAAAACCAGCTCGGCGGTTTTGTCGGACCGGCTCCAGCTGTAGCGGTAGCGGCGGCGCGGTAAGTTAGGGAATGCAGCCCAAAAGGCGGCGCGGATTTGTTGTTGGTTTGTCATTGGTTACCCTTTCAGAATGGCCATGTATCCATGCGGCGCGCTTGGTGGTAGGCGTCGGAGAATAAGCAGCTGGCGCCAACGGCCAGCACAAAGGCCGCGATTAGTGCGGCGTAGCTGATGGGCTCAGGCAGCGCGGCCCAGCATATGAGCTCAATCAATGCGAGCGCGGCCATAAATACGGCCACTTGTGCATCGGAATGAATGTAGAAAAACCGGCGGATTCTTTCGGCGCGTGTGTGTCTCATGCTATAGCTCCAAATAAATAGCTGTAAAGCCCTTTGTTGTCATCGGTCCCGAAGTAGTTCCCCCAGTCGGTGCGTGATAGTGTGTGCAGCTGCTCGCCGATACCCTCGCCGGCCAACGGGTAGGAAATGTTTGTAAAGCGCTGGGTTGCGGCGGCGTAGTGTTTACCGGCTAGGCATACGGCCAGCCGGTCGCGGTGCTGCTCCAGCTGCTGCTCTACCATACCGGCCCAAATGCGGCGCTGGTGGGCGGTCATGTCGGCCATTGAGCGGTTATATGGGGCTAATACTTGGCTGGGGTGAACCAGTCCATGCAGCGCGGACAAAATCAAAATGTCGGCACCGGCTGCAGCGGCTGCAGCTTTGGCCAGCTTGAAAGCTTGGCCGGTGTAGAGCTCGGCGGCTGGGGCTGGGTGGTCCAGCTTGGCAGCAGAGCAAGCGATTAAAAAGAGAGGTTTCATTGTGCAAATACTCCTTAGGGTTAGGCCCTTATAACGGGCAACACATGGGGCCGGTTGACCTCATGTGTGGCATTGTCGTAAATTGTCAATAGCTAAACTGTCGCGCATGTGACAACTTAGGGTTTTCAGTTATGGCGGTGGCTGCGGTGTTGGTCGGTCCAGCTGGGCCGCGGAGCTCGAGCGCTGCAGCTGGGACCGGTGGAGCTCGGCCGGTGCTCCAGCTGGTTAGTCGTTGGCCGTAGTGGCTGGTCCGGTGTCCGGTATTAGTCCAGGGCGTTTGATCTCCGGCTTTTGCCCTGGGGGGCTGCAGCTGGTGTGCTTTGCATTTGGCGCCGGCTTTGGATATGCTCGCGGCATTCTTAATTCATTCCCACAGTTTAGCTATGCCTCAGAAGTTAACCCGTAAGCAGATAAGCGAAGGGCTGGACCAGATACCGGTTGAGTTCCTACTGTCGGCCGGACCGAACAAAAAGCCCGCTATTACTTCGAAGATGAAAGCATTCGCTCGTAATGTCGCATTAGGTAAGACTAAAGCAGAGAGCTACCGGCAAAGCTACAACGCTAACCCAGCACCGGCCACAATAGCAAGAGAGCCATATAAGCTGGCAGCCGATCCAAGGGTTGCCACCGAGATCGCAGCCTACCAGCTGGCAATAGAGGCTGAGAAACATCGAACTCCAGCACAATTGAAGGCCTTGCTGGTGCAGCAGCTGGTCCAGCACTCCCTAGATGATGACTTTCCACCGGCCCAGCGCGTGCAATGCTTGAAGCTGCTCGGGTCCCTATTCGAGGTGGGCGCCTTTGTTGAGCGCAAAGAGATCACCACAATCAATAAGAGCGGCGATATCAGGGCGCGCTTGATGGCCACGCTGCAGCTGGTGCAAGATGTGGAGCCAAAGGCCAGCGACGACGATGCTGCAGCTGCTAGTCTGCTCGCGGAGCTCGCGGCACCCGTGCAAGAAGGCGCCATGGCCGACCCCACCGCGGGGGCAGGCCCCGACGCGGCCGCACGCCCGCCGGAGCCCCTTACGCATACTGTTTTGCACGAAGGATCATCAGAAAAAAATATTCAAAAGTTCTCGGCTAAAAGCTTCCGGGGGGACGCCTCTGAAATTGGCCAGACCGCTGAGAAGTTCGAGGATATGGATTAGGCCCCCTTATATTTTTTGATACAAAAGGGGTGGGGGTATATTTTTGGAGAAACGTATGATTGATTTTGATGAGCTAGATGCTGACCTATTGAAGATAGATGGCTTTGATGAGGCTGCTATTGGTACTGCCTGTATATGGAGGAGTAATACTCGAGAAGATGTGCTTGTCTATGACGGCGGGGAGATTGCGCGCATATTGATGGAGAGGGATGGGATGGAGTACTTCGAGGCTATTGAGTACATTGAGTTCAATATCGAAGGTGCCTACGTTGGAGAGAAGACGCCGGTGATATTTTGGAGACATTGAGAGTGTCACTTTGTGACACAACCTTACTTTAGTACTATGCGAGAACACGATATGACGGAGAAACAGAGAACTATTTATCTAGTGATTGATGAGTGGTGGAAGAGGTTTGGCTATGGTCCGTCTATTGATGATGTGATGAGAATGACTGGAGACAGGGGAAGGGGTAATGTTCACAGGACTATGAAGAAGCTTGTGGATATGGGGGCGTGTAAGAAGCTAGCTAAGAGTGCGCGGTCTATTCGGCCTAGTTATGTTAGCTTTAGGAAGATATGAACATAGACGCTATTACAGAGAAGATCTCTAAGCTCCCTATTAATGAGCAAGAGGCTTTCTTTGAATCTCTGGCAGAGTACGAGGCATCCCTAAAGAGGGAGAAGGCCCAAGTAGACTTTGCTAAGTTTGTTAAAGAGATGTGGCCAGGGTTTATTGACGGGCGACACCATAAGGTGATGGCTAAGGTGTTTGAGCAAATAGCCAGAGGAGAGAAAAAGCGCGTCATCATCAATATGCCACCTCGGCACACAAAGTCTGAGTTTGCATCGTTTTTATTGCCCGCTTGGTTCTTAGGGAAGTACCCCGGTAAAAAGATCATCCAGACTTCTAATACTGCGGAGCTGGCGGTAGGCTTTGGCCGTAAGGTTAGGAACTTAGTAGACTCTGAACAATATGCAAAGATATTCCCAAACGTCAATCTTAGGTCTGATAGTAAAGCTGCTGGTCGATGGGCTACTAACTCTGGTGGCGAGTATTTTGCTATTGGTGTTGGGGGTACCGTTACTGGTAAGGGAGCGGATCTCCTTATTATTGATGACCCGCACTCAGAACAAGAAGCAGCCCTAGCCGCCACAAGTCCCGAGATTTTCGATAAGGTCTACGAGTGGTACACCTCTGGTCCTCGCCAGCGTCTTCAGCCTGGAGGATCCATCGTCGTAGTTATGACGCGCTGGTCAAAAAAAGACCTGACCGGCCGCATCATCCAATCCTCTATTGATAAAGAAGGAAACGACGACTGGGAGGTGATTGACTTCCCCGCGATTCTACCGAGTGGCAATCCGCTGTGGCCAGAGTTTTGGTCACTCGAAGAGTTACTGGCTTTGCAGTCAGAACTACCCGCGGGTAAGTGGAACGCCCAGTACCAACAGAGCCCAACATCTGAAGAAGGTGCGATTGTTAAGCGGGACTGGTGGAAGATATGGGAGCCAGACCGTCCCCCTGTGTGTGAGTTCATCATCCAGAGCTGGGACACGGCGTTTACTAAATCAGAGAGAAGCGACTACTCAGCTTGTACGACTTGGGGTGTTTTCTATAAAGACGAGAACCCCAATGACCCTAATGTGATCCTGTTAGATGCTTTTAAAAAGAGGATGGAGTTTCCTGAGCTAAAGGAAAAAGCGTTCAACCACTATAAGGAATGGGAGCCAGATGCTTTCATCGTTGAGGCAAAAGCTTCAGGCGCGCCTTTGATTTTTGAGCTCAGAGCTATGGGAATCCCAGTATCTGAATTTACTCCGAGCAGGGGGAATGATAAGATGGTGAGGATCAATTCTGTATCTGATTTGTTTGCAAGCGGTAAAGTGTGGGCGCCAGGGACCAGATGGGCCGATGAGCTGATAGAAGAGATGGCAGCATTTCCAAACTCAGATCACGACGACTTAGTTGACTCTACTACACAGGCCCTTATCAGATTCAGGAAGGGTGGGTTTTTACGTTTGAATACTGACGAGGATGATGAGCCTCTCAAATTCAGACGCAAGATGGCTTATTACTAAGGACTAATATGATTGACAAAAGTCTATATGAAGCGCCGGAAGGCTTGGAATCTCTAGATGCAGGCGAGCCGTCTGATATTGAAATTGAAATCGTTGACCCAGAAGAGCTCAGTATCACGATGGGTGATATAGAGATCACTCTAGGTAGTGGCGAAATAGAAAACTTTGACGAGAACCTTGCCGAAGTTCTTCCTGAAGATGTTGTCTCTGAGATTGTCCAAGACTTAATCTCCGACTTTGAAGACGATGTGAGCTCCAGAAAAGACTGGATGCAAACTTACGTCGACGGCCTAGAACTCTTAGGCATGAAGATAGAGGAAAGAGCTGACCCATGGATCGGCGCTTGTGGTGTCTACCACCCACTCCTGTCCGAAGCGCTGGTCAAGTTCCAGGCTGAGATCATGATGAGCACTTTCCCAGCGGCTGGGCCAGTCAAAACCCAGATCATTGGCAAAGAAACTCAGGAAAAGAAGGACGCTGCTACTCGAGTTCAAGATGATATGAACTATGAGCTCACAGATCGCATGACTGAATTCCGCCCAGAGCACGAAAGAATGCTGTGGGGCTTGGGATTGTCAGGAAATGCATTCAAGAAAGTTTACTTCGATCCAAACCTAGACCGCCAGACGTCTATCTTTGTGCCGGCCGAAGATATCGTGGTTCCTTATGGAGCTTCAGATATCGAAACCTCTGAGCGCGTAACCCACGTTATGCGTAAAACAGAAAACGATCTACGAAAACTACAAGTAGACGGCTTCTATTTAGACATTGATCTAGGCGAGCCAGAAAATAACCTTGACGAAGTAGAGAAAAAGATCGCCGAGAAGATGGGATTCAAGGCTACTTCAGACGATAGATACAAAATCCTAGAGATGAATGTGAATTTGGACCTTGAAGGGTTCGAGCACAAGGACAAAGACGGCGAACCTACTGGGATTGCGCTGCCGTATATTGTTACAGTAGAAAAGGGAAGCCAAAAATGTCTGGCTATCCGCAGAAACTGGCGACCAGAAGACAAAAAACACCAAAAGCGCCAGCATTACGTCCATTACGGCTACGTTCCGGGTTTTGGTTTCTATTGTTTTGGTTTAATCCACCTAGTCGGGGCGTTTGCCAAGTCAGGAACCTCTATTCTGAGACAGTTAGTCGATGCTGGAACTTTATCCAACCTACCCGGCGGCTTTAAAACCCGTGGCCTACGCACTAAGGGAGATGACACTCCTATCGGGCCGGGCGAGTGGAGGGATGTTGATGTTCCAAGCGGGGCTATCAAAGACAACATCATGGCTTTGCCTTACAAAGAGCCAAGCCAAGTCCTTGCTACTCTACTCGACAAAATCGTAGAAGAAGGAAGACGCTTTGCATCGGCCGCTGACATTCAAGTTGCCGATATGTCAGCCAACTCCCCAGTTGGAACAACCCTTGCAATCTTAGAGCGCTCTTTAAAAGTGATGACTGCCGTACAAGCGCGCATTCACTACTCATTCAAACAAGAGCTCTGCCTATTAAGAGACATCATCCGCGACTACACACCGCCTGACTACTCTTATGAACCAGTTGAAGGTAAGAAAACCGCTAAACAATCTGACTACGATCTAGTAGACGTCATCCCAGTGAGCGATCCAAACGCCGCAACTATGGCGCAGAAAATTGTTCAATACCAAGCGGTGATCCAGCTGGCGCAGCAAGCTCCACAGATCTATGATTTACCCCAGCTCCATCGCCAAATGCTAGATGTGCTGGGTATTAAGAACGCACAGAAGCTAGTCCCCCTAGAGGATGACGAGCGCCCAATTGATCCAGTCTCTGAGAACATGAATGCACTCAAGGGTAAACCTATGAAGGCGTTTATCACTCAGGATCAGGACGCGCACATTGCCGTCCATCAGGCATTCCTGCAGGATCCCAACATCATGCAAACGATTGGCCAAAACCCACAAGCCAACCAAATCATGGCGTCATTACAAGCCCATATTGCCGAGCATTTGGGTTTCCACTACCGAAACGAAATTGAAAAGCAGATGGGGGTCACCCTCCCAGAGCCAGGCAAACATCTTCCTACCGAAGTGGAAAACGAGTTGTCCAAGCTTATCGCTCAAGCCAGCAAGCAGCTGCTCGACGAAAACAAAGCCGAAGCGGCCCAGCAAAAGAACCAGCAGTTGGCTCAGGACCCCCTGGTCCAGATGCAGCAAAAAGAACTGGCCATCAAAGAAAAAGATGTTGGCATCAAAGAGCAAAAGGTTGCGGCCGATGCTCAAGCCCGACAGGCACAAATCGCTAACGAGACAACTCGAATTGCGAACCAGAAGGAAGTCGATCTCCTGCGTATCCAAGTAGATTCACAAAAGCACGACAGCTCACAGAGTCAAGCGGCCGGCCTAGAGCGTTTACGCCTTGGGGTTGATGTGGCCAAAACAGACGCTCAGATAGCGTCACAAAGAAGGGTCAATCAATGATTGACAAATACCTAGAACTTCTCACCGGCAAGGTGGATGACAAAATTTTGCAACTTCAAGAGGCCATGGCGGACGGCAATGCCAATGACTTTGCGGAGTACAAAAAAATGTGTGGAGAGATAAAAGGTCTTCTCACCGCGCGTTCCTTTATCCAAGACCTACATGAAAGACTAAACCAAGATGACGACGACGAGTGAATCAGTGGATTTACTGAAAGCAATTGACCTAACAGCGATATTGCACAAGACAGCAGACGAGAAAGCCAAACAACTCCCTACCCCATCTGGATACCGCATTCTGTGCGCTATCCCAGAACAGGACAAAGAGTTTGACAGCGGCATCATCAAAGCTGACGAAACTATCATGATCGAAGAAACCCTGACAACCGTGTTATTTGTGGTTGCTATGGGGCCAGACTGCTACAAGGATCCAAGTCGTTTCCCGACCGGCCCTTATTGCCAAGTTGGTGACTTTGTTTTGATTAGACCCAATGCTGGAACCCGACTGGTTATCCATGGTAAAGAATTCCGAATGATCAATGATGATTCGGTTGAAGGTACCGTTGACGATCCACGCGGAATTCGGCGCAAATAAGGAGCAGAAATGCTAGACGAATACAAATTCCCGGATGAAAAAGAAGAAAAAGAAGAGAAAGACAGAGTAGATGACGAGATAGAACTCGAAATCGAAGACGACACCCCTGCTGAAGACCGGAACAAAGACCCGCTCCCAGAGGAGGTTAGAGAAGAGCTCTATAACGACGAGCTAGAAGACTACTCGACCAAAGTCAAGAAGAAGCTGATTCAAATGAAGAAGCTGGCGCATGACGAGCGTAGGGAAAAAGATGCGGCTATACGAGAGCAAGATGAGGCTATTAAGCTAACCCAAAGGGTGATTGAGGAAAACAAACGCCTCAAATCCACCTTGAACGATAGCGAAAAGAACGTCCTTGCGTCTATCCAGCGTGCAGTCGACCTAGAACTAGAAGCGGCCAAGCGTGCTTACCGAGAGGCTTATGACTCTGGTGACACTGAAAAGGTCATGGAAGCTCAGGAAAAACTAACTGAAGCGTCTATAAAACGCGACAAAGTTAAGAATTACCGGCCGGCGCCTTTACAAGCTGAAGAGTTTGAGGTACAAACGCCCACAAGGCAGCCAGAACGAATACCTGTTGATAACTCAGCAGTAGCTTGGCAGAAACAGAATACTTGGTTTGGCGCCGACAAGTTGATGACAGGTATGGCCTTGGCCATGCACGAACAACTAAAAGAAGAAGGGGTAGTCCTTTCTTCACAAGAGTATTACCGACGTATTGATGAAACGATGCGTCACCGGTTCCCAGAGCAATTTGAGAACAACAAACCCGGCGAAAGTCGTGGCACAAAACCCAGCTCGGTAGTGGCTCCAGCCAACCGTAGCACATCCTCAAAGCGTGTCAGGTTGAACACAAGTCAACTCAACATCGCTAAAAAACTAAACCTAACTCCTGAGCAATATGCTAGGGAGATGCTTAAATTGGAGGCCTAAATGGCTGAAAACAGAAAACCCAGGGAACTTGAAGAGCGTTTAATGGTGGAGCGTCCTAAGCAGTGGATGCCAGCCGAACTCCTTCCGGAACCCGATAAAGAACCTGGGTACCGGTACCGTTGGATTCGTGTTTCAAACTTAGGTGCAGCCGACCCCCGCAACCTTTCAGCAAAACTGAGAGAGCACTGGGAGCCAGTAGCACTAGAGGAACAACCGAAGTTCAGACTGCTAGCCGATCCGACTAGTCGATTCAAAGACAACATCGAAATTGGCGGGTTATTGCTCTGCAAGACTCCGGAAGAGCTGGTGGCCCAGCGTAATGCACATTACGCCAAACAAGCCAATGCTCAAGCCGAAGCTGTTGACAATAGCTTAATGCGTCAGAGTGATCCGAGAATGCCTCTCTTTAGGGAGAACAAATCCTCGACTAGCTTTGGCAAAGGTATGTAATCTTTTCATTGGAGTCTTAAATGGCATTTCCTACCGTTTCGGCACCTTATGGCTTAGACCCCATCAACTCGCTTGATGGTAAACCCTATGCTGGTGCAATACGCCAAATTCCAATTGCTGCTGGTTTCGGCACCGCTGTTTTTAATGGCGATACCGTTCAAATCAATAGTGATGGTTATTTGATTAAATCAACCTCTACTAACGCTGGAACTATTGTTGGTGTTTGCTTGGGTGGTCAGTACGTTAATTCGTCTGGTCAAACAGTGCAAGGTCAATACATTCCTGCATTAGCTTCAACTTCTACAAACTTGGCTTACGCCTACGTTGTGGATGACCAGCAAGCTTTGTTCAAAGTAGCCGTTGTTACCTCTGGTACAACTATGGGTACTGCGAGCCGCGCTGATGTTGGCTCTAACGTCGCTTTGGTATTGAACGCAGGTTCTACTACTACTGGAAACTCAGCTTTTGCTGTGACATTGACTGGTGCTGGTACTACTTCCACTATACCAATCCGTGTTATCGACGTTGTTGAACAAACTGCCTCCTCTCCCGGTGTTTACACCGAGTTGTTGGTGAAGATCAACGCCCACCAATACAACAACACCACTGGTGTTTAAGGAGTAAATCATGGCAATTTCACGCGCACAACTACTTAAAGAGTTGCTCCCCGGACTTAATGCATTGTTCGGTCTTGAGTACGCCAAATATGGCGAAGAGCACAAAGAGATCTACGAAACAGAGACATCTGAGCGTAGCTTTGAAGAGGAAACAAAACTGTCTGGTTTCTCAGCAGCTCCTGTCAAGAACGAGGGCTCAGCCATCGCTTATGACAATGCTCAAGAAGCATGGACAGCTCGCTACAACCACGAAACCATCGCTTTGGGTTTCTCGCTGACCGAAGAGGCCATCGAAGACAACTTGTACGACAGCTTGTCTGCTCGCTACACCAAGGCATTGGCCCGTGCTATGGCTTACACCAAGCAAGTTAAGGCTGCTGCAACATTGAATAATGGTTTTACTAATTCTGCCGCTTATTACGGTGGAGATGGCGTGCCTTTGTTCAGTGCTTCACATCCCTTGATCACTGGTGGCGTTAACAGCAACATCCCATCTACCGCAGCTGATTTGAACGAGACTTCTTTGGAAGCCGCCGTTATACAGATCTCCTTGTGGACTGATGAGCGTGGACTGTTGATCGCATCAAAGCCTAAGAAGCTGATCGTTCCTCCATCATTGATGTTCGTTGCTACTCGCCTCTTAGAGACTGAGTTGCGCGTCGGTACTACCGATAACGATATCAACGCATTGAAGAACAACGGTTCTATCCCTGATGGATATGCTGTAAACCACTTCTTGACCGATACAAACGCTTGGTTCTTGACCACAGACGTTCCTAACGGCATGAAGCACTTTGTGCGTACCCCCCTGTCACAGT